TTGGTGTGGATGACTTCTTTCGAAGAATAGATGATGTTCAAAGAAACAATAGTCAATCATACCCACCTTATAATATCACAAAAATTGATGACGAACACTTCGTTATCGAGATTGCATGTGCTGGATTCGGTAAAGACCATATCGACATTACAGTTCAAGAAAATGAACTAAAAGTTGTTGGTGATAAAGAGAATCCAAATCCAGAAAGAGTTGGAAATGGTCATGCAGTTCATACTGGTATTGCAGCTAGGAAATGGTCAAGAAAATTTATTCTTGCAGATGATGTAGAAGTTGGTTCTGCATCTATACAAGATGGTATTCTTGGTATTCCTATTACTAAAATTATTCCAGAAGAAAAGAAACCTAGAAAGATTTCTATTGGGAGTAAGAAATTACCTAAAGAGTTCTTAACAGAACATGGTAGGGGATTTTAGTAAATAAAAGGTTGACACATCCCAGTCTCGTGGTATACTAAATATAGTTATAAAAATTATAAAGGTATTTTATTATGTTAAACAAAGGAAATATGAACGACCTTCACAATGTCCAATTCAAACTAAGAGTTGATGGAGACTGGGTTGAGTCTAGTTTAGATTCAATGATGGATGATAAGACCATTGTTGTGTTTGGTTTGCCTGGCGCATTCACACCAACATGTTCTACATTCCAACTACCTACTTTCGAAGAAATGTATGACCAGTTTATAGAAGCTGGTGTAGACGAAGTTTACTGTACATCTGTAAACGATACATTCGTCATGAATGCATGGTTCGAACAACAAGGTATTGAAAAAGTAAAACCTTTACCAGATGGTAATGGTGAACTTGCAAGACAACTAGGTCTTCTTGTTAAAAAAGAAAATCTAGGATTTGGGTTAAGGTCTTGGAGATATGCAATGTTAGTATCCGATGGAACAGTCGAACTAATGAGTATAGAACCAAACTTGTCTGACAATTGTGAGACAGACCCATATGAAAAGAGCAAACCAGAGGTATTCTTACAAGAAGTAAGAGACCATTTTGGTTTGAATTTTATTAATAATGAAGACGAGGATAAATAATGGAAAATATTATTGATTATATAATAGGACTTGGTGTCCTAGGTATTGTTATTGGTATAGTTTATCAAGGTATTAAACAAGCAGATAATATCGTTGGTGAACCACCAGTAGTAGAAACAAAACCAGTAAAACTCTCTAAAGCAAGACTAACTGCACTTACCAAAGCACAATTGGTTGAAAAAGGAAATGAACTTGGTGTTAAGGTTAATTCTAGAGAAGTTAAATCTAAAATAGTAAATCAAGTTTATAAAGCACAGTAATGTTTCTTGCAGTAGATGATACCGATAACGATAGTTGATAACTTTTTAGATGAACCCCATCAATTGGTGGAGTTATCTAAACAATTAGATTTTACACCACAACCCAATGGTACATGGCCTGGTGCTAGGTCACCAGAACTGCATACTGTAAACCAGCCATTATTTGAAAACATAATATTAAAGGTGATTGCACTATTCCATGACATGGAAAGTATCAACCAGACAAATGTAGATGTATCAATGACATTTCAAAAGATACCATCAACTCTCCATCATGGATGGGTGCATAGTGATAGTTGTTTTATGACTGGTATTTTATATTTAAATGAAGACCCATTAGTAAATAGTGGAACTTCAATATATATTGGTAAAGAAGGAACACAAGGACTAATCAACTCAGACCACTTAGAACAAAAGAGAGCTGCTAACCTTAGAGGTTCTATGTCAGAAATTGAAATGCAAGTTCAAGAGGAACATAATAAACAGTTTGAAAAGACTGTTGATGTTAAAGGTAAATACAATAGGTTAACTCTATTTCATGGTAATGTCTTTCATAGTGCAAACAACTTTGGACTGGACAATGGTGAAGATAGATTAACTTTGGTAATGTTTTTTCATAGAGTGATTGGTGGAGAAATGCCAATTGATAGAATGCGAGTAGTAAGTAAAGTATGACAGAACAGAAATACAAAGTAGTCGTCAATGCAAAAGATGGTGAAAATGGAATTGAAATCGTGGGTGGTAAGTTTGATGGAGTCATATATACTTATGGTGAAGTTCAATTTAAAGAAGTAAATGAAGATGAACCACCAACTATAAATTTTACTAGGGCAGTTAGAAAATGTCCAGACGATTTAAAAGAAACGATATCAAGTGATAAAGAGTTTAATCAAATCATGGGTGATATCCTTATTGAATTGTTACAAGAACAAGGCGACAAAGCCGTGGAGTTACTCAAAGATGAATATAAAGAATCCAAGTAAATTAAAAGAAGAAATCATGAGAGACGAGGGTGTCGTTTATGAAATCTATAAAGACCATTTAGGTTACCCTACCTTCGGTATAGGACACTTAGTTAAAGAGACAGACCCAGAATATGGAATGTCTGTAGGAGCTCCTATCACAGAAGATAGAGTAAATGAAGTTTGGGCTCATGACTTTTTCGAACATGTTGAAGAATGTGGAAAGTTATATCCAGACTTAGAAAGTTATCCAGACGAAGTTCAAAGAGTTTTAGTTAACATGACCTTTAACATGGGTATGACAAGACTGTCTAAATTCAAAAACTTTAAAGCTGCAATCGAAAGAAACGATTGGAAAGAAGCTGCAAAAGAAGGAAGAGATTCTAGATGGTATAACCAAGTCACTAATCGTGCAGAACGATTAATGAAAATGTTAGAGGAAGTATGAATATAAAATATTTGAAATTAGTTACTGGTGAAGAACTTGTAACTCAATATGATGAAGATAGTCAATATAATGCTATCGTTAAACTTACAAACCCACTGGGTATTCTTATGTCTCAAACTGATAAAGGATTTAATATTCAATTAGTTCCTTATGGTTCAATGGCAAAAGATGAGATTATTGAAGTAAACCATAAAAATATTGTTTTTACAGCAGAACCAGAAACAAAACTTCGTAATCAATACGAATCAATCACTGGACAGGTAATTACACCACCAGAACCTAAAATAGTTACATAATGAAAGTACAAATAGTAAAAGCATTAATTATAAAGTACGAAGGTGAAATTGCAGAAGCAAAAGCAAATATAGAAATCTATTTACATAACCCAGCAGGTATTGGAGAACATCCAGATGTATTAGATGCAATCAATTCTCAAATTGTTAAAATTGCAGCTGCAGAAGAAAACATCCAAGTATTACAAAAACATTTTGTTGACCAAAAAGTAATCTAGTAGTATACTAGTTATATGCACTTCTATACAAATGTCTATCAACATAGAAATCTAATTCTTGTTCGTGAGTTTAAGGATGGTGAATACATCCAAAAACAAGTTCAATATAAACCGACTTTTTATGTTCCAACAAATAAAGACTCTTCATTCAGAAGTATCAAAGGTAAAAACCTAGAACCCAAAAAATTTAGTTCGATTGCACAAGCACGACAGTTTCGTGAAAAATGGAAGGGTGTTGAGGGATTTGATATTCATGGAATAGAGAGACATCCTTACGCTTATATTGCAGAGTATTTCCCTCAAGAAATTGAATGGATGATGCGACATATTCGTATTATGAATCTTGATATTGAGTGTGAGTGTGAAGATGGATTCCCAGAACCAACAGAAGCTGCAGAAGAAATTAATGCAATTACATATAAGTTTTTTGGACAAGATACCAAGTATGTGTTCGGAACACAAGCATGGGAACACAATGACCCAACAATTAAATACTTTCATTGTCGAAATGAAAAACAACTTCTCAAAACTTTCCTAGAAGAATACAAAAAGAATTATCCAGATATTATAACTGGTTGGAATGTTGACCAGTTTGATATAACTTATCTTTATAATAGAATCAACAAACTATTTGGTTCTACAATTGCAGACCAACTATCTCCATGGAATATTACTACAGTTCGTGAGTGGGATACATTCAATAAAAAACAACAAGCATATACACTAACAGGTATTGAAGTTGTAGATTACTTGCAACTTTATCAAAAGTTTACTTTTAAAAGAAGAGATAGTTACAAACTAGAAAACATCTGTCAGATAGAACTTGGTAAGGGTAAAATTAATTATGAAGAGTTTGGTGCAATGCATCTATTCTATAAAAAAGATTATCAAAAGTTTTTAGAATATAATGTTCGTGATGTAACTCTAGTTGAAGAACTAGAAGATAAATTAGGATTGATGGGATTGTTACTTGCAATGTCTTATTCTGCAAAATGTAATTATCTTGATGCATTCCGACAAGTAAGATATTGGGATATTCTAATATTCAATAGACTCAAACAACAAAACATTATTGTTCCACCTTCAAGAACAGGACAACCCAAAAAACAAAAGTTTATGGGTGCATATGTTAAAGAACCTCAAGTAGGAATGCATGAGTGGGTTGTATCGTTTGATTTAAATAGTCTATATCCACACTTAATTATGCAGTATAATATTAGTCCAGAGACCTCTGTGGAGTCTTCCGATGTTACTTTGTCAATAGATAAGATGTTAAACAAAGAGATTGATATACAAAGTCATTATGCAACTACACCAAATGGTGCAAGATTTAGTAAAAGAAAACAAGGTTTTTTACCAGAGATTCTAGAGAATTTATATGATGAAAGAGTCTTATGGAAGAATAAGATGATTGAATATCAAAAAGAATTTGAATCTACAGATGACCCTAAACGAAAACAAGAACTTAATCGTCAAATTGCAATTGCATATAACAACCAAATGGTTCGTAAAATTTCATTGAACTCAGCTTATGGTGCAATTGGTAATGAATGGTTTAGGTATTTCGAGTTGAGTCTTGCAGAGGCAGTTACATCTAGTGGTCAACTTGCAATTAAATGGGTCGAAAAAGCAGTTAACATGTATTTAAATACCATTTTAGATACAGT